TTACATCTCGTAGCAATTCAATTCATCCCCCAAACTTACACTTTAACATGGTACACTCTTATACTGTGGTCAATTAAAGTACTGAACTCTATTCAATTAAACTACTGTACTGCATTGTATTAAAGTAATACATTACTACAGTGCATTAAAGTAACACACTACTACAGTACATTAAAGTGATACACTACGATACTACATTAAACTAAAGTGTTATACTTTACTTCAATGAAGTTTCTTGTAATAAGTATAAACAATAGCTGTATGTATTGACAAAATGAATAAGTTACTGTATAATATAATTAAAGATAAAGGAAAGGAGATTAAAGTAATGAGAATATTAGAAAGTTTAAAATGCATTAAAAGTATGTGTAACTTTAAAACATTATCAAATTTTAAATATTATCGGGCTAGTTTCGATGATTCAGTAATTATTGCATCATGTTTGGGTGATAAATTTAATGAAATTTTTGCTTATTATGATCCATCAGAAGAAGCGTATCATTTAAGTGTTAATTTCAATTCGACAACAATTAAAAATTTTAGTTACATTTTTACTCAAGATTTTAGCAAACAAGTATTTGAAGCTATTCATTGTATTTGTATTCAAAAGGAGTGTGGAATCAATGAAACCAGATAAGAAATTTTTACATCAACTAAAGCAACAAATTAAAAAAGAAAGCGGTGGTATGAAGTTAATAAAGAACATTGAAATTGTAGGTTATTCAGATTATTTATATGATGGTAGAAGAAAGGTTGTATATTATTATAACGGCATTAAAGAAGTAGATTTTATTAAAGCATAAAAGGAGATTAAAAATGAAAAATAAAGCATTAAAGAATCTGTTAGTAGATTTTATACCAGAAAGGTTCACATTTTCTGGTATAGAACCAGAAAGAAATAAATCTGGAATTTCTAATATACGTTTCAGCGTATATCTTCCAGAAAGGAAATTCGAGATTAAATGTAGTATAAATTCAAGATTCTTATGGTTGGGTTCAATTCCAGAAATAAGAATTTTGAGTTATGATTATAAAAAAGTAAAGGAAACATTTGACAAATTGAAAATAGATTATGAAAGGGGAGTATTATAATGACAAAAAATGAATTGTATGATGTAGTATTAGTTGGTAAAAGTCAAGAATTTCAAATGGTGTTTAAAACACTAGATTCTTATTTAATTGGTTCAAATTATGGTATTTATGGATGGAATTTTGATGCTTTAAAATTATATAATGGAGATTATGGTAAATATTATAATGTATTATATTATAATAGAAACATTCCTAAACGTTCGTTGAACGTTGATAAAATTTTGCATAATCAATTAAAAGAAGAAGTTAAATCTTTATTAACTTTACATTATGATGAAGCAAAAGAACAGGCTTGTTTTATATTTAGAATGTGTTATGAGATTTTAAAAAGAAAGGAGATGTTATAAATGCTTTACAACATATTTTCATTTATCGTTTTGACCAGTGTAACTATTTTAATTTTTAAAGAAACAATAAAATCAATATAGGAGAAAAATTTATGAAAAAAGATGAAGAATTAAAAAAAGAAAGAGATGAATATTGTAATTTTATGTTTAATGAAAAGAACATTATGAATTGCAATGAATGTCCAGAAAATAGTGACTTTGATTCATGGGAAAATAAATTACCATGTGAACAACAGAATTGTTGGGTATATTGTCATACTAAAGAATTATAAAACAAAAACCAGACTTAAATAGTCTGGTTTTATTTATGTTTCACGTGAAACACTAGCAACCTATTTTTCTCATCACTTCAAATACAACATTTTTAATGAATATATTTTGATAAATCATTTCATTCCGTCTAAAGCTCCTACGTAAAAATTCTGCTGTAAATCCCCGTTTCATTCCTAAATTATAATTCTCGTTAACATCTTCTTTATCATAAGCTATACAGCAAGGACAGTCGTAATTGATTTTATTACAAGCGTACAATCGTCCGTCGATTGTCTGCCATAGACCTATTTCTTGTCTATTACATCTTATACAGCTTATTAGTTTCATTCGCCCTTGATATTCTTTAATGAAAGTATTATCATCACTAAAGAATTCATTATTAATTGAATAACTGGCATAATCAGTTCCATTTATCAATTGACCGAATCTTGTTTTTCTTTTTGCTTCCATAAATGTTTGACTGTTTTGTATATTTTCGATTAATATGAAACGTTTAGAATCATAATAGAAGCTATCTGGACATCGTAAGTTAAAATAAACAAAATAGGGATTATTTTCGCTCGTTGCATTACCTAAAAAGAAAGCTCGAACATCATCTCTCATTCTTGCAACTGTTTCAAAAAACTCTAAAAACATTTCTGGTTCATTTGGTATGTAATGTAAATTAGACTTCATAATTAAAAATTCATCATAGATGATTTTATTAACCTTTGGATATTCTGCGGACTTTTTTGTTAAAGCTGTAGATAAAGCTACAGCATAACCAGCAACTTTTTTGTTAATATAAAATGTTCTTCCTTTAATTTCGAATTCGACATCTGGGAATTCTTTTGATACTGCATTAAAAAATTTATCTAAGTCTTTCAGCTCTGATTTGTATCTCCTTAAGTAAATAAATTGTTTTCCAGTTTTTAAAAAATCATTAATGCTCCATTTCTTCATGCCATATGTTTTCCCAATCCCACGTCCACCTAGCAAAAAATTTAATAAAGCATTATATGACTGCATTTTACTTAAATCATAAAACATATTCTTTTTAGTCATCTAAAATCACTTCCTTTTTATTTTACCAATTGTGTATACATTATACAAAATACATTATAAATCATTTCCAATTATCCGATATTGTATACAATATACTGTATTTATATAATAATTTTATTTTAATTTTGAATTATACAATTATAAAAATTCTTTGAACTATAGATTTAAACTTCAAAGAATTTTTATAACTTTACAAGTCAAAAATTTTTATAACTTTAGTCTTTAATAATTCTGCGTACTGTGTAGCTGTCAAAACTATTCATTAAATTTGATATTGTTCTCCATCGGCTACCTTTTACTTTTGCAGAACCAATTCCCATAACGTATCCTTTTCTGTCCATATACATCTCAACGTGTCCACTTCCAGAGTCGTGTTTCATTACGATAATGTCAGCGGGTTTTAAATCATCTTCAAAACTTGATTTCCATGAAGAACATCTTCCACCATGTATTTGTTTACCATTATTACGTTGAGTTCCTGTATAAGTTCCTATATTATATCCATTTTTATGGTAACAATACCACACCAAACCACTACAGTCTGCCGTTCCTCTTTGTGGTGACATTCTTGCACCTTGAGCTTGAGTATAACTAACTTTACCCTCGAATGATTTCATTGTTGCAATAATTTTATCTGTTATATCATCGGATTTTTTATCTAACTGATTACCATCAGTTGGGGCTTGTTGTATTATTTCATCCTCTGTCTTACCGCTGACATTTGTTGAATTATGAAATGGTAAATATATACCTGTTCCAGTTTTGTAAAATCTAATAATTTGATTATCATTTGTTTTATCTAACTGTAGCCACAATTCTTTACCAACTTTTTTAATATAACTAATACCTAGTTTTGTAACAGTATCAGCATATGTACCACTAGGATTCCCATTGTTAGGGTTATCATCTCCAATATCATCAGCTTCCCAGTCTTTATCACTTAAGCTACCACCTACACCACCTTGACCAAAATTTTTATAACTTTTTCCATCCCATTTTTCAAGGTCTGATTTTACTTTATTTTGTCGTGTTTTATACTTTCCAACAATACCATTATTAATTGCTCCTCGATACCAATTCTTATATGACCCATTTCCAACTGCGTTATATACTTGAAAAAATGCACGAGGTGATTGATGATAAATTGTTAATGCAAAAATAGAACCTTTGTTATTTCTAATTCCATATCTTTTCGCAACCTTAATATAACGTTTTGCAAAATTATTAAAAAGCTCCATTTGAACTTTACGACTGTTTGTGGTTGATAGTGCTTTTCTTATTTGTTGACATTGAGAATTCGTGAATATTTTTCTTCCCCATTTTTTACCTGTTTTAAATGTGGCTAAAAAATCACTGTCAAAATATTTTTCATGTTCTGGATATTCTGTGACAAGTTTATGCAATAGTTCCCAACTTTCTTCATTAGAAGCTTGATAAATACCAATCCCCATATGAGGACTGGTTTCTATCAAATTCCATGTAAAGTCAGTTTCAACGTGAGCTATAATATACTGCCAACAAGACACCCAGTTTTCATCAAAAACTGTCATTTATTTACTCCTGTATAATATCGCTTGGTTTATTAAAAAATTCTTGTTTAATATAAATACCTTCAATCATTGTGTTATTTTTTTTATCAGTAATATCAATAATTTTATCTGTTGGGTTATAAACAGTTATGTGATATTCATTTTCCCCAGTTTCTCCAGAACCTTTATATCTAACATTAAAAGCGTGTAATAAAAGTTCTGTATTATAAACGCAAATTGCTTCTGATACTCCAACACATCTATAATTACTTAATTGTATACTGTCAATGTTAGCGGGTTTTAAAGTCAAAGTTGTGTTAGAATGTGGTTTTATTTTCCATGCATTTGTAAGGTCATCTAACCATGTTGCTGGGTCAATAATAAATCTCACACCTAAAAAAATATTATCTTTTTTGTACTCATCAAAATCATTTAATTTAGTATTAATTTCATTAATTTTTTCATTTATTGATTCTGTTTTATTATTTATATCATCAATAACTAATTTTAATTCAGTTTCAGAAATAAGTCTTGTCCACGCACTCCATGATTCTCCATTCATTTTAGAACGAATATATAATTTATTTTCATTTGTAACTAAAATCTGCCATGTACCTACATTATCAGAATAAGATTTTAAATAAGATTTTCGTTTATCTGGTCTATTCTGTTTAGCAAAATCAATATTTTCTTCCAAAGAAAAATTACCATTTTCAATGTCATTTAAATCTTTTGTATTATTTAACTTTGTAGATATAAAAGAATTTAATTTAGCTCTGATAGTTTCAATATCTGTATCATTCGCAATGAAAGCATTATCAATATTTAAGAAAGCTTGATTAAAATCAACAAGATACGTTGGGCGGTCTGTTCCTACCCACTGTGGTAAATGTAATTTTTCTGTTTTGTTTGTGTAAGACATAATTATCTCCTTTCTTTTTATAAAATGTCTGGAATAAAAGGTATAATATTACTTCTATCAATAGATTTATTATTTTCTATAACCTTAATTTCGGATATTTCTCCAATAAAACCATCATATGGTAAATCATTATTGAAAAAATTAACCTTATAAAATTGTTCTTTACATATATCAAATAAACCTATTCTTCCATCTATAGCTATAACTATATTTAAATTTGATATAGGAATTTCTAAAATCTCATTTTCTGTTTCATCTTCATAACTAAATGTAAATTTAAATTTATCTCCGTCAATTTTTACAGAAACAGACAAGTCACTTCCTTTAATTATTAGTTCATCACCAATATTAAAAACATTATTAGTTCTAATGTAAAAAACTGATGGTGCATCACTTTGAAAATTAAGCACGTTATTATGATGTAAATCATAAAAGCATTTTGTATCATAATCATAACAAGTATTTGAATTTTCATAAAATTTAATAGGAATATCAATTTCATCAACTTGTTTGCAGGTATATTTATCACTATTTACAAAATCACACATTGATTCTCTAGTTACTGTAATAATATCATGCTGTAAACCAGATGTTTCTGGATTTCCAGTAATTGCAAATTGTTTAGGGATTCCTGTTGGGATTTTTGCAATCTCGCCTAAAACCCATTGTTTTATTTCGCCTTGATACTGATTTAAAATATTCAATAACTGGTCATACAATCTCTTTGCGTAAATTTCGCAATGTTCATGGCATTTTCTAATTTCTTCTGTGATTCTTTCATTTGTTAAATCAATTCTATTTGATAAATTTTCATCTTGCTTATCAACGTATTCTTTTAAATCATTAATTTCTCGATATACTTTTTTGAATTCATTTTGAATTGTATCATTGTTAGTGTCAATATTATTTGCTAATTCTCTTAAAATATTAGTTAATTTGCAAAGTACCTCATAATATGATAATGATTCATCATATACTAGAGGTAATATTTTAAAACATGGTAATAAAGGAACCATTTAATCACCCAACCTTTTTAATCTTATTTTTAAATAATTAACATTTGTCAATTTTATCACCTCAATATACACACATAAATAAATCATCTAAATCTCGAATTATTAATAAGTCTAAATTTGTTTCAATTTTTAACAATTCTTGATAAATTTTATAATTTTCTTTTGTGCCATCATGACCATGTAAATGTCTTTCACTGTTTCCACTTGCACCTGTTTTATCTGTTGTTGTTGCATCGCCAACATTACTTGTTGTTGCATAGTTTTCGGAATAAACATCACCTAAACTACCCATTGGAGTGTCACTACTTCTGCCTTTGCTTTCACTTGTTGTTGTACCTGTTTGTTCTGAACTGTTATTGATTTCCTCATAAATGTCTTTATTATCACTTAAATTTTTATTTTTTAAAGTTTCATAAATTTTACAGTATTTTGGCATGATTTCCGCCATTCTTGTATTTAGTCTGTCTTTAAATAAATTTGCCGTTTCAAATCCAATTTCTCTAAATTTGTAATGTTCTGTAATTCTCTTGTTTAGTTCTTCTCTGTGTGATTCTTCCCATATTGGGTAATTTTTTAACCCTAAATCAAATTTCATTTCTAAAAGATAGCGTAATTCTGTAGTGTATTTACTCATTTTCTCCACCACCCTTACTTTCAATTTGATTCATTGTTTGAGTTACTAATTTTTTAATGTCTGGATTCCAGTTAACATCTACTGATAGATTAAATTTTTTATTAATAGTATCACAAGCCTTTTTTCTCATTTCTAAGCCATCAGTTTTCATCATGCCTATTAACTCATTATTTGAATCAACTTCATTTTTTACGAGTCTTTCACCTTTCTCAAAATCAGTGTTATTAATTCCAATAAATGTTAAAAATTCATGAAATAATTGTTTCTTATATTCATTGATACTCAAAAAGCTGTCATCTGTATTGAATTCTAGTGTTTTAAAATCGTCTACATCTAAAGAAGAACTACCAAAAATTATCGGCTCATTTCCGTCATAATTTTTCATCACATTCTTATATGATAAACGTTTACTTTCATCACACGCAATAATTTTCATTTTCTTTTGTCCGCTCATGTTCACATCACATACTCTTTGTGTATTCGCGATTCTTAAAGCAAATGAATGTGCAATTAAAAATTCTGTCATTCTCATGTAATTATTATAAATGATAACGGAGTTTTTACCATTACATTCATGCCGATAATTAGCATAAGGACTATAGGCAACACGTCTGACTGGATTACCATAAATGTTCAATCTTCCAGAGTCCGTAAAAGGTAAGGTTAAAAATCCAATTTTTTCATCAAAAAAGAACAATGCTTTCCCTTGTTGACACAAAGATTTTTCCAATATTTCTTCATTACAAGTGTTTGGTAAATCTTTCCAACGAAAACGATTCATCAAAATTCTTGTAAAGATGTTTAAATACATATAATATGTCGTGTTATTTGTGATTCCAGTAACAAAAGTGGAATCATAAACGTTTGGGTCTAAATGGAACAAATCTCCGCAACCTATTCTCTTTTTTCTTCCCATTTACTCACTTCCTTTTTGTAAGTGCTTTCCATGTATTATAACCAACAACACCATCTACAAGTAAACCTTTTGATTTTTGAAACTTTTTTACTGCTTTTTCTGTAGATTTACCAAATTGTCCATCACAACCATATCCACCTAAAGTAAAGCCATGTTCATGTTTTAAAAATTTTTGCATACATTGAACAATTCTTTTTTTACCTACTTCCATTCGTAGTGTTGGTGATTTCGACAGTGTTTCTTTTCCAACAATTCCATCAACTTTTGCACCAATTAATTCTTGTAATTTTTTTACATTTTCAGTGTAAACATAATGCTTTTTCTTTGATTCTACTTTTGTTGGTTTTTTATTAACATACTGATTTCTATTTGAATAATTTACATCAAATTTTTTCGTTGTTCCTTTCACATTACCTTTTTCTGTAAATTGCCATATATCAACGTTTACTGGTAAACTTCCCATTTCTTTATTATACCTAGCATACCATAAATAATATGGTTTTGCAATGGCAAAACTTTTATAAAATCTATCAAAATAATCTTTATTAAAATAAAAACCTGTTTCATATCCATTTAATTTAATTGTTTGACAAAATCTATCAGTCATTTTGCATATTAAACTTTTTGTAGGTTTCACATTATTTTTTAAAGCATAATTATAACTATCATATTCCCAGTCAAAAAATACTGGATAATCAATATCATAATTTTTAATAGCTTTTAGACAATAATCAGCTTCTTTTTCTGCCATTGCTTCTGTATAAGCATATGAAAACCAATAAATCCCAACTTTCTTTTTTGTTTTAGAAATTTTCTTCATATATTCTTTGAATTTCTTGTCAATATTGTTTTTACCATAGCCCGCACGAACAATCACAAAATCAATATCTGTCATTTTATCAAAATCTAAAGTTCCATTATGATATGATACATCAATTCCTTTTTCTTTATAAATCATCTTTATCACCTACTTTCAAAGATAAAAATTTATAAAGATTCATTAATAAGCACATAAAAGTAGCAAATAATGAAATACTTAATACAAGTGAAAAATTAACTTCATCAAACATCTTTGCACCACCAATAGCTCCAATCAGTGACTGTAAAAATGTTTTTCCACAGCGTAAAGCTAAATCATTTAATAACTCGTTCAATTCTTTATTTTTAAAATTAAACATTTTTCTCTCCTTTCTAATGTTTCACGTGAAACATTATAATAAATAGCCGATTAAAATACCAATTAATGTGGTTATAACATACTTTATGATGAATTCTTGCCATTCAATCGGCTTTTTCTCTAATTTATCGACTTTTGATGTAACGCTATCAAGTTTTGATGAAATAGAATCTAATGTCATATTTAACCGCTGATAATCTAAATTTAATGTTTCGATTTCAGACATTTTCTTTTCTACTTCATCAACTCGATGTTCTAGTGAGCTGACATCTTTATTTAATTTTACAATTTCAACCTCAAACTCACTCATTGTTAATCTCCTATATATGGGTTTCTATCGTATGTTCCTATGTTACCATCGTGCCAAAGTGTTGTACCTCGGTCAAACATATTTTGTATAATTTCTGCAAAACTCTTTGGAATATTACCCTCGATAATACATCCTTGCGTTTTTATATAATTAAATCGTTCATTTGTGCGTAACTGTGGTATTTCAAAAACATTTGAATTATAACCATATCGTTCAAAAAAATCATTTAATCTGTCTAAATATCTCGGATGAATCGTTTTCCATTTTAAGGTTACACCGCCAAATTGGTTTGCAATATTGAAACCATCTCCACCAGTTTGACCCGCTAATGTTGGTGGTGTAATTTCTGCATCTTGCACTTTTGCCATTTGTTTACGTATTGTAATTTCAGATTGTTTATCAGTTTCGTATATCTTTTTATAACCACCATACAAAGAACTAACAACACCGCCAATATTTCCTTTTAGTGCATTAGCAACAAATCCCATTCCTGTTTCAATTGGTGTAAAAAATCTTGCTTCTTTTTTATTATACTGTGCAATCGCATTATTAAGAGCGAATGAATTTGCATTTTGAGCTTGATACAAAATAGCATTATCAACAAGGACTGGTATTTGTGGAAAATTACCAAAAACAATACCACAATTTAGAAAATCTCCTTGACCAACAACATTGTTACCAATATTAAAACCATTGTCAGTATAATCTGCATAATTTTTTACATAGACAGCGAATCTAGGTGATTGACTTACATATGTAATACAAGTTACATCTAATTTAGATTTATCCTTTAATAATTCTGGTTTTATAATAAAACTTTGTCCATTATAACCAGTCATTTCTATGTAAGAAAATGGATACTGTAATAATTTAAAATGTCTGTATTTTTGACCAAACTTTTCTAAAGGGTTTGTAATACTTAATAAATCTTTATCTGGTGAAATGTAATCATTATTAATTTTTTGTATCGTTCTACCTTTGATAGTTACATCTGTTAAAGAACCTTGTGGTAAAAACTCGTTTGGTATAACAGTTACAAATTGTATATTCTGTGCAATCCATGGATATTTCGACATTTCAGTCATTAATCCATAAAATGGTAAAGTATCAGCAAGATAATATGTCAACATAGATGGTAATTTTTCATATATTCCACCTTTTGATGAACTTATATCTGGAGAATTTTTTGTTCCCCAGTCTGCTTCTAAATCAACAGCACTACCGATTAAAACTTTATATTTTTTCCAATGATAAGACTCTGTATGAACATTTACATAAGAATTTCCAAAATCAAGATTTTCTGGAACTAAGTTATTTCCGACTAAGGCATTTTCTGGTGATATAATGTTATCAGAAAATTCTCTTTGATGTTTATTTGTAACGAAACATTTTTTAAACTCGATATCAAACTGAAATGTAACCCATGCATCCACCTCTATAGAGATTTCTGTAGTTTCATCATTCACATAATTAACATCTGTAACAAAGCAAAAGATTTCTCTATTACCAAAATTGCGGTTTTTATAATAGCAATAATCAATGTTATAGCATTGTTCTACATTTTTGTTAATTAAGATTGTTTGATTTTTTCGAATATATCTATAATTTGTAACTGTGAAAGCTGAATGTTCTAGCATAAACTGTCGTCTTACACCAGTATTACGAAAGTCAATTTGATTTTCGTAGCTTTCTAATCCAGTACCAGACAAAAACCATATCTGGCTGTCTGGTTGGATAGATTTATTTAAGTCTGGCACTGTTTTTCACCTCTATTTCGTAATCGTTACAGTACAAGTATCAGAAACATCTGGATTACTAATAGATTTTGCTGTAACTTTTAAACTTTCTAAATTTTCATCTTTATTGATGTAAAGTACACCATTCTGAACTGTTGATAAATTAGAATTTACTTCCCATTCAACGGCTTCACTAGCATTTCCAGTTTTTACAACTTTTGCTGTAATATCATAAGATTTTCCTTTTTCTGCATTTTCGATAGCTTTTGGGGATACTGCAACGCTTGTAACAGAATCTTCTGCAACTGCATCTGTTGTGAATCTGATAAAGTTTGAAAACTGTGAGCTAGAAATTGTTTCCCAGTGATGGAAAAAATAATTCCAGTATAACGCCTGTGCGTTATAAGTTTCTGTAAATTTCTGTAATTTGTCATAAACAACAAAGAAGTCTGAATCTGTCAATACTGCGACTGTAGATTTCGCTTTTTCAGAATCTCCAAAATTATCAACCTCTACAATGCTAAAATCAACATTAGCTTTATCTAAATGAAAAGCCGCAGCTAATGCTTTTACGTCCATTAAAGCTTTAGTTCGTGGAGTTACAAAAAGAATCATATCTTCTTTCTTTGTAAAGGTTGTCACACCAGCTGGATTATACTTACTAGCATAAAATGGTAAAGTTCCCGCCATAGAACGAACCTCTACAAGTAAATTTTCTGCTGTATCTTTATTTGTTACAGCATCAACATGAACATTATAAGTTTCAGTCGAATCAATATGCTGTGTTAAAAGATTCTTCATGATTAAATATTCATCTTGATTATCACCATTATAAAGAGAATCTGTTAAAGAACCAATTAAATCCCTCATTCCATATTCATTTAAAAATGCATTTGTTAACTGATTCTCTGAAATTGTTACTTTGTAAAAATCTTCACGATTTAAACGATGGAATCTTGTTTCAACGTCTGCAATCTCCCTTTTGAATTGTAAATCTTCATCCCTTTCTGGATTAAAAGTATGAGCTTTTGCAATGTTTACAAAAATTTCTTCAATATCTGTTCCATATGCAAGAGTTCCCTTTTTAAAATTTCTTAAAGGGTTATTAAATAATTTCTTTCTAAGAACAACTAAAGCAATTCGATTCATTAAAGAATGTAAAAATTCATTCTTTGATGGTTCATATTCTGTAATAGCTACAGCAACTTCTTTTAAATTATCTTTTGTTGCTTCTGGAATTCTGTTCTGATAATCTGGTGACGCTTTCGCACGAATAGCGTTCAAAATATCAGTATTTTTGTTTGTTGTAGGCATTTTATATTCTCCTTTCATTAAAATGAATCAATAATATCTTCTAAAGTTGCATCTGGTTCGGGGTCTGGTTCTTTATTCCCATCACCAGATGGGGTGTTCAATAATTTTTCTGCATTAAATTTTCTAAGTTCATCGACTCGGATTTCATAACGCTTTAAATCATCGTTTTGTTTATCAATTGTTTTTTGCATTTCAGTAATTTTTTCAGTATCGGGATTTTTCCATTTTTCAAGGATAGCAATAATTTGCTCTTTTGCATCTTCACCCTCAATACCTCTTACTGATTCTAGTAATTCTTCATAATTCATAATATACACTTCCTTTCATTCATTGGCTGTAATAAAAATAATAAAGGTGTATTCCACAACACAAAAACCAATTTGTACCAGTGTCACCTGTGGAAGTGTACAAAAAGTCATTATTAAAGAAATTATTACAGCCTAAAAATTAATATGATAGACAGTAATTTCTTTTAAAATTACTTTTTCCTCTATCTATTTTTATTATACACCTATTGTCTATTTTTGTCAACATAAAATTTTATTTTATTTGAAATGGTACATTTGTTAAAAGTACACCGCCTTTTAGTCTTTTTGGTTGAAGTTTATTATTTGATTTAAAGCCAATCTTAAAATTATCGTACGTAACTTCATTCTTTTTAATGTTGTCTGGCATACCGCAAGCCTTAATATCAAGAAAATCTCCATTATCTTCTATATAAGTTTTTGGTTTAATAAACTTTGCACGAATAAAAGTTGATTCGTGAGCCCATGCACCTAGTTTAGTATCATGTATTTCTAATCCCTCTGGATAATCTGTACCAATTAAATGCAAGCTATCTGTATCAGCATACACGAATCTATCATATACAGATTGTGCGGAACGAATTGTCTTGTTTCTTGCATAAGCTGTGATAAAAGAAGCAACTGGAATATAAACGGGAGTTCTAGGTTCTTCTTCCATTGTTTCATATTTTACAACACAATTTTTATCCAAATATGGTTTCTTTGATTTTCCAACAACTGCACTTCCGAATTTTCCATATAAACTATTTTGCATCAATTTCGCTATCTGCCTTTTTCCACCTTTAGAATTAGCTTTTTGTGCATAGAAAAAATCAATATAATTTTTGAACATTCCTTTTCTACCTCTAAATTTATAGCCGTCAAACCATTCAACATCCCAAACATCATAGTGTTCAAAAAATAGCTTTAAATCAATTGATGTAAGAGTTAAAAGTTCTTGTTGTTGGCTTTCTTCTAAATATTGAACTGGATTATATCGCAAATTGTTTTTTAACTGAATCATAGGTAAATGTTTTTCTTTTAATTTAAACTGACACGCAAAACGTTGAACATAAAGCGGAAAATTTTCATCCTCTAAATATTTTCCTTCAAAAAATACTGGTTGTCCGTATGGTAATAAGGTATCATACATCGAAAATGGATATAATGAATTAACATCTAAAACAATCCCTTTTCCTATCTCACAAGGTTTTTTTAAAAATGTCCATCCACCTTTATAAGATTTTCTGATAAAAGAATCTTGATAATCATCTAATTTTGGAAACCAATAATCAAAATTTTTTGTAATGCTTTTGTAATAATTTAAAGCATCACTAGCATTGGTCATTCGTGTATATCCTTGTTCAATTTGTTGTTTTAATGCCATTGCAACAATCTGCACATCATTTCTTATATATGCTTTTTCTTGTTCTGACATAACATGACCTTTACCACGGTGAAGATTGTAATCAATTTCACCTTTTAATATAGGGAGATTAAAAGAAGTAGCAATTTTTTTAACTGGCATTGGTAATTTTTTTAAAGAGTCTAAAATTTCAAGATATTCTTTTCCCTCAAATTTTACTCTTATTGAATAAAATGTACCTGTAAAATCAATTAATGTCGAAAAACATCTTTTATTCTTTAACTTCTTTTCCCATTTAAAACCATGCGTCAATAACCAACTTATGATGAATTCTCCATCAAACTTTAAGTTATGAAAGAAAATTGTAGATTTAACATTTTCTTCACACCATTCCATAAATTTATCAATAGAGTTACCATATTCAACATTTTCAATATTATTTATCTCACAAATTGCATAAGCCCAAACCGATACATCATATTCATGTGTATTTGTTTCAAAATCTGCTGTATATAATTTTCTTTGGCTCATTTAAAGATATTCCTTATGCTAGCAAGTTGTTTGTCCTCTCCAACTTCTTCAGAATATACAAAAGAGATTGAAACGTAAGCGTCTGAATAATAATAATTGATAAAATCATTCGTTTTCATTTCTTTTATTTTATCAATCACATCATCAACCCTATCACCATAGGTAGAACGCAATGCCTTTATATAATTTTCTTTATACATTTGTGCATTTTCTTTTTGAGATTCTCCTGAAATTTGTTTTCTTAATAATCTAATATCTTTTTGAAAATCTTGAATTGACCTATATTTATTTATGTTGAATTCTCTTTTGCGAAACTCATAAAATTTTTCATTGTCTATAACATCTTCTACGTGTAATTGTCTTTTCCTTTGTTGTATTTTTCCTGTTGTTGTAAAATCTGGTATTCCACCTGTTTTTGCAATCTGTTTTCTAATTTCATTGTATTCCTTAGTTTTTACTCTGTTTCTTTTTTCTATCAATCTTTTTGCTGTATCAATTTCATAGTTAGACAATGAAATACCATATTTATTTGTTTTAAATGAATATGAATTTCTCTCTAACAATTTATTGACAGCTTTTACATATGTATTGTAATCACTCCTAGATTGAAACTCGGATGGCTGTTTTACTTGAAATGGAACATCAAAATCATATTGTTCTGCAATTCTGCGTATTTTCCTATCTGCCCTTTTATTTAATTTTCTTAAACTATCTATTTCACCTTTTTTCCATCGAATAGACATTATTAACACCACCTTTTAAAAATTTCAAGGTAGCTTATATACTACCTTGAAATTTTTTGAAAAAATATGTTTAAGAATACAACAAGATTTTATGCTAGAGAGGGAAATGATATAATCTTGTAAAATTTACATAAAATTACCTTTCTTTAATATACTATAATTTTTAAGTTACTAATAATTAACAAACTTCTAATGAAATAAATTTGTATTTTCTTGACTTCCTTTCTGTTGCTCTAATTGCAATCTCACCATTCCATTCGCTAGGTTCACCAAAAATTGTAATGATTTTACCGAATGAATCATAAGCACTGTTAGAAACTGTACTATATGTTTTTCCATCTTTATCAAAGATAACAAGTCTTTTTGTTTCCTGCATTTCTCCATTATCATCCGCAATTTCACAGTCATGAATTAAATAATCAACAACATGAATTGGTTCATCTAAATGGTCTGATAAAGAAAAGTCTGTTACGTTCATTGCATTAAACATTTTCTTTTTATCTTCAATTGTGGATAATGTAAGTGATGTTACAATAGTTTCATTTGTTCCTGTGATTGTCATTTCGTTTGCCATTTTAATATCTCCTTTTCTTTAATTTACTGTTCTTCTGTCTCTGAATTGATTCGTTCTTCTAATGGAACTTCTGTAGCGATTGATAAGAAATCCTCAAGTGAACACTCATATTTCTTTTCATGAGTGATAGTGTTAAGAATGATAGCTTTATGACCACATTCTTTTGTTACCTGTGCTAAAATTGAACGACCTAAGCGTCCTGTTTTTTCAACACGTTTTACCTCGTGAATTTCCATGTTATCAACATAACCGATAACATACTCGTTAAATTTTACTGTTCTTGTAAATTTCATGTTTTTGTTCTCCTTTCTTATAAATGAAATTTAATTGTAATTTATATTTACTCTTTATCTAAAAGAGATAAATAGCTTTCTATTGAATCTTTTAAATCATCTGATTCTATTTTACAACAATTATAATACATAACTCCTGTGTCTTTATCATATAATAAATCATTAAGATAATTAATTGAATTATAAAGTTTAAATAAAACGCAGTCTGTATCCTCATAAATAAATGATATTTTATTTAAACCATATCTATGTAATTTGTTAAAATCTTTTAAAATTAATAATAAATAAT